TGGATTGTATTTGGCAATAAAGAACAGTAAGGATGAAGAATATCATTAACCAGAACCAAGCAATAGTAGTTAGCCGCAAACGTACTTTGAGGATAACTATTGTGCATATTATTTATCTATACGAGATGTTCGTCTTGTTATATAATATAAGTGTACCATAGATATCATATATACAGGTTCTGGTATAATGAACCGGAGAGGAGTACATATGAAATTAGCAGATGATTTTCACAACAAAGGAAGAAAAGGCTACGACAAGGACCCACTGTTTGCAGCAAAAGCAATCACATTGCTGTGCTTAGCAAGAAAGAACAGAGATGCTTGTTATGTAGCCTGTAATTTTATGTTGCCAGATAGAATATTAGACGAAGACGAGATTGAACACGTTGACATCACAAAATGTCAGTTGGGAGTGGAGGGAATACCGGATTGGGTATTTGATGTACACACACTGACTGGGAAAAGAAAAGGCAAAACAGACTTAGACATGACAATCGAAGAACAGTTGGCACTGGAACCAAAGCAGATGTCTCTGTTTGATGATTGTAGTTGGGAAAATTACTACACATGGGCGAGAAGCCAAGGGAAAGTAAGTAACAAAGAATGGGCTGAGTTCCAACAGTTCAAGAAGGGAAGAAAACTTGAACCGGATTCTTATATGTAAAAATATTCAGTAAAATACTTGACATTATATCCGCAGATGCTACGATACGTCCACGATAAATAAACCAGTGGAGGTATTAAGATGATTATTAAAGGTAAAGAAGATAAGTGGGGAACATTTTTAGGAGAAGACGGAAATTTCTATTCAGCTACAGGAGCAGACGGAGAAATTACAAATATAAGTAAAGAAGATGGTGTTTTATACACAGTAGCAGAGAGAAATCCAGACACAGGTTCAGTTGTAGCAATTAAGCCAATATAAAGCCCAGTAGAAATACAGGGCTTTTTAAAATTATCAGTATTTTTTCTGAAAAAACTATTGACACCAAATACGCAGGTGCTACGTTACGAGTACGATAAATAATTGTATATGGAGGTAGCAGATATGACAACAGTAACATTGTATGATGAAACAACTGGTGAATACTACACAGTAGAAGTTGAGAATCCAGAAAGAGCATATGAAATCCAATGTGGATGCTAGTGAGGTGTCGACCATGACAAAGAAAACTGACATAGTAAGGGAAGCAGTAAGAATCGAAGATTGGAAGAAAGCACTCCGGATAGCAAAAGACTTCCGGATAAATGTAACAAAGAGCCAGCGTGATGATATGACAAGGGCGTATGAATGTATGGTACACCCAGAGTTCTATCGTCAACTAGGTACAGATATAGCCGGAGCGATAGCGAAGGGGATAGAAGTAGTGGTTCGTTTATTTGGGGCGTAGCCGTCCAAAACACATAGATGAATAAAATATCAAGGAGACTTCAAAAAAGCCTGCATGGGGCTATATGAGGTCTCTTTTTTGGTGTAAAGAAAGGTGGTGGAATGTAATGTGGCTAATGAACAAAATCTAATGAGCGTAGAGACCTTGAACGCTAGAAGAACTCCAGAAGAAAGGTCGGAAGCAGCAAGACAGGCAGGCATAGCATCTGGTGAAGCAAGGAGAAAGAAAAAAAACCTCAGAGATACCATGAAAATGCTCATGGATATGGAGGTACATGGAGAAAAGAATAAGTCAAATCTCTCCAAGTTTGGTATTAAAGAAGAAGACCAGAATTATCAGACAGCCATAGCAGTAAGAACGCTCGAGCGAGCATTGGTTGAAGGCGACACGGCATCCATCCGACTGATAGGGGAACTGACAGGAGATTTGAATAGATTTGGATTTGGTGGCGATGAAGACGATATCGTAGAAATGCAATATCCGTATATAGCCATACCGGATAACGGTAGAGACAGAAAAAACAAAAACGAACTTGCTCCACAGGCAGGTCCACAGACAATGTTTATGATGTCACAAGCAGATATCATTGTATACGGAGGAGCCGCAGGTGGAGGAAAAACATACGCATTGTTGTTAGAAGGGCTTAGACACAAGGATGTCAAAGGGTTCGGTTCTGTAATCTTCCGTCATAATTATAATCAGATAACAGCAGAAGGTGGTTTATGGGATGCTAGTAATAAGTTGTATTCGCAAGTACCGGATGCGCAACCTAGAAAATCACCGAAATTACATTGGAGATTCAATGGCGGTGCGAAACTGAACTTTGCACACATTGAACGAGAAGAAGATTTACAGTCGTGGCAAGGTACTGAAATCGCATACATCGGATTTGACGAATTGACACATTTCACGAAGCACCAGTTCTTGTATATGTTATCTCGTAACAGAACGACTTGTGGAGTTAAACCATATGTCAGAGCAACTTGCAACCCAGATGCAGATTCATGGGTGGCAGAATTGATTGAATGGTGGATAGACCAAGACACAGGATATCCGATACCGGAACGAAGTGGGCAGATAAGATGGATGTCTACCATCAATGACGTAATTTACTTCCACGCAACATGGGAGGAATCATACAACCATGCATTAGAAATGGGTATTGCAGAAGAAGATGCATTGATAATGCCTAAGAGTTTCACATTCATAGCAAGTAGCCTAGAAGACAACAAGATATTGATGGAGACTGACCCCGGATACAAGGCGAACTTGTTGGCAATGACAGAAGTAGACAGGGAACGATTACTGAAAGGTAACTGGAAAATCAAACCTGCCGCTGGTTCATTCTTTAAACGCACACAGATAGGCGAAATGCTTAACCAAGTGCCGAATGATCTAGTTGCTGTATGTAGAGGTTGGGACTTGGCGGCAACAGATAAAGATGAAGATGATGATGCGGCGTTTACTGCAGGTGTACTCATAGGTAGAAGAAGCAACGGAAGATTTGTTGTACTAGATGTAATCAATAAGCAGATAAAAGCAGGTGAAGTAAGAACGCTTGTTAAAATGACTGCACAGATGGACGCATCTAAATATTCATTTGTAAGACAACGACTTCCGCAAGACCCAGGACAAGCAGGTAAGGAGCAGGCTCAGTCGTACATAGAAATGCTAGCCGGATATGATGTAGTAACAAAAGCAGAATCCGGAGACAAAGCAACCAGAGCAGAACCTATGGCTGCACAATGGCAACACAATATGTTTGATGTAGTTACAGGTGAATGGAACGAAATGTATTTCAACCAGTTGGAATCCTTCCCAGATAGTAAGTTCAAAGACATGGTGGATGCTGGTTCATCCGCATTCAATGAAATAACACTAGGTATGGGATTCAATATTGATAATTTACTTTAGTAAGAAAGGAGGAGGTAACATTGAATGAACAACAGCAAGCACTGCTGGCTCATCAAGAGAGACTGAGAAGAGGTGCCGCAATCATCGAAGGCACACAGAATCAGTTAAGGCAAGATGGATATTCTAATATGCTCAATAAGTATGGAACGAAGCAAGATAATTCGACTGCTTATAGATTCCAGCAAGAAACACAAACAGTAGACTTGGAACTGGTAAGATTATATGAAGGTAACGGTCTGTTTACAAAGATTATTGACAGACCTGCAGAAGAAGCAGTAAAACATGGACTGGACATCGACTTTGGAGATGAAGACATTGCTGAATATGTAGAAGACAGACTTGATGATTTGGAATACGAAGAAAAGTTTGCCACGGCAGAAAAATGGGCAAGACTATATGGTGGTTCAATCATCGTTATGCTATGTGATGATGGTCGAGGATTAGAAGAACCTCTTGATTGGAACAACGTCAGAACAATCGAAGAACTTAGAGTTTTTGAAAGAGCAGTGGTACAGCCAGATTACACGTCGCTGTATCATTTTCATTTTAATGACACGCTAAAGTCTAACAAAGCATTCGGTGAACCGGAGTATTATCAAGTATTCAGTATGTACGGATACTTCACGGTGCATCGATCAAGATGTCTTGTGTTCAGAAATGGTAGACTGCCAGAACAGACTACCAATGCCATGTATCGCTACTTTGGTATACCGGAGTATGTGAAAATCAAAAGGGCATTAAGGGAATGCATCACTTCGCATGAAGATGGTGTAAAACTACTGGAACGTTCAGTGCAAGCAATTTACAAGATGAAGAATCTTGCTAATATGCTCAGTACGTCAGATGGCGAAGATAAGGTATTACAAAGGCTCCAAGTTATTGATATGGCTAGGGGCATTTTAAATTCTATTGCCATTGATACAGACGGCGAAGATTATGATTTCAAGAGTTTAACATTGTCCGGTGTAAAAGATGTTCTTGATTCTACCTGTAATATGCTGTCAGCAGTAACGAATATTCCACAGACGATTCTGTTTGGTCGTTCTCCTGCCGGAATGAACTCTACTGGTGAAAACGACATGGAAAACTACTACAACATGGTAGAAAACATACAGAAACAGAACATGAAAGCCAACACTCGTACACTACTTGATTTGATTATGAAGCAAGGACACCTTGAAGGAAGAATTAACCAAGTACCGAAGTACAAAGTTAAGTTTGCTGCATTGTGGTCTATGTCTGATACAGAAAAGGCAAATGTAGAACAGACTAAGGCTGCCACAGAATTTACGAAGGCACAGACGGCTCAACTGTACATTGATAGTAGCGTACTTGATGCATCAGAAGTAAGAAACTCACTTGCCAAGGAAGGACACTTCGAAATAGAAGAAGTATTATCTGATGAAGACGAGCTTGAAATTCCAGAAGATGCACTTGATTTAGGACAGCCAATCACGATTACTGGAATTGATGATACAGGAAAAGATGAAGATGATAATGTAATTAGCATTCAAGGAATGGTTAATGAAGAGTGGAAGAGAACCACTAATGATAAAGGCAGGATCATTGAAGAAGGAGAACTTATCAGCATCCATATAGATAAACCGAAAGAAGATGCAAAAAAACAATCGAATGGAGATGTTTTAAAAGGTGCGGCAGTTATAATTATCAATCAAGGCAAGTTGCTATGTGCAACCAGAAGTAATTCGGAGGGGATATGTGGACCCGGAGGTAAAGTAGAAGCAGGTGAAACGCCGGAAGAAGCCGCTATCAGAGAGGCACAGGAGGAGTTTAATATCACACCCCTAAATCTAATACCTTTAGGTAAGTACGAAGCCTCCAATGGGCGATACCTCGATTCTACGGTATATTTTACGG